AGGATGATTCAGTCTATCTTTCAATGGAACGACTTGCCTGCTGAGTTCAAGAGCAGATGGGTGCATTACATTGAGCGAGAGTTTGACTACCGTGATTACGGCTATTGGTTTATGAACAATGGTAAGCCCACATACATCACAGGTTCTCACTATATGTACTTGCAGTGGGCGAGCATTGACGTTGGATACCCTGATTATCGTGAAGCGAATAGAGTGTTGTGGATTTTTTGGGAGGCATGTAAGGCGGACTCAAGATGCTTTGGGATGGTGTACCTTAAGATTCGACGTTCGGGGTTCTCGTTCATGTCGTCTTCTGAGTGTATTAATGTTGGTACTATCTCTCGCGACTCAAGGATTGGCATCTTGTCTAAGACGGGTAATGATGCCAAGAAGATGTTCACTGATAAGGTTGTGCCTATCAATAGTCGATTGCCGTTCTTCTTCAAGCCTGTAATGGACGGGATGGACAAGCCAAAGACAGAGCTTGCCTATCGTGTTCCTGCGTCGAAGATTACCAAGAAGAATATGTTCGATGTTGACGATGCTATTGTTGATGGGTTAGATACTACGATTGATTGGAAGAATACGGACGACAACTCTTATGATGGTGAGAAGCTCAAGCTTCTTATTCATGACGAGAGTGGTAAGTGGATTAAGCCAAATAATATCGGCAGCAATTGGAAAGTAACAAAGACTTGTTTGCGATTGGGAAGTAAGATTGTCGGTAAGTGTATGATGGGTTCTACCTGTAATGCATTGGCCAAAGGTGGTAATAACTTTAAGGATTTGTACTATGACTCTGACGTATTGCATCGCAATTCAAATGGTCAGACTAAGAGTGGCTTGTATTCCCTCTTCATTCCTATGGAGCAGAACATGGAAGGTTTCATTGATAGATATGGTATGCCTGTATTATATAAGCCTGAAAAGCCTGTGATGGGTGTTGATGGCGAGATGATTTACAACGGGGCTATTGATTATTGGGAGGCTGAGGTTGACTCCTTAAAGAATGACTCTGATGCTTTGAACGAATACTATCGTCAGTTCCCACGCACCGAGTCCCATGCGTTTAGGGATGAGAGCAAGTCAGCATTGTTTAGCTTGACTAAGATTTATCAGCAGATTGACTACAACGAATCACGGGTGATGGAACACCTCGTGACTCGCGGTAGTTTCAGTTGGCGAGATGGTAAGCAGGACACTGAGGTTATCTTCACTCCTGATAATCGAGGTAGATTTGTAGTGTCATGGATGCCACCAAAGCATTTGCAGAACAATGTTGAAATGAGGAATGGAGTTAGATACCCTGCCAACGAACACATGGGTTCATTTGGCTGCGACTCTTACGACATCTCTGCTGTCACAGACGGACGTGGTTCAAATGGCGCATTACACGGTATGACTAAGTTCCACATGGATGAAGGGCCTGTCAATTCTTTCTTCTTAGAATATGTCGCTCGTCCTCAGACGGCTGAGATATTCTTTGAAGATGTGCTTATGGCATTGGTCTTTTACGGTATGCCTGTCCTCGCTGAGAACAATAAGCCTAGACTACTATACCATTTGAAGAACAGGGGATACCGAGGATACTCCATGAATAGACCTGACAAGGCATTTGCTAAGTTGTCTGCAACTGAGCGTGAGCTTGGTGGGATTCCAAACTCATCTGAAGATGTGCGCCAAGCACATGCTTCTGCGATTGAATCATACATAGAAAAATATGTGGGGTTTGATGTTACAGGCAAATATAGAGACCCTTCTGAAATAGGAGACATGCCGTTCTTGAGGACTCTTGAGGATTGGTCTAAGTTTGATATATCGAACAGAACTAAATTTGACGCATCTATTAGCTCAGGATTAGCTATCATGGCCAACCAAAAACATCTGTACCAATCAGAGAAAAAAGAAAAGAAATTAGTTCTTAACTTTGCAAGGTATAGTAATGATGGCAATACAAGCCAATTGATTCGATGAAGGAAGTTAAGATTAATATAGCAAGCGCTACATTCCCCAATCAGTTTGTACCTGATTCGGTAAAAGATACCGAAGAGTTTGGTCTTCAGGTTGGTCAATCCATTCAGTATGAGTGGTTTAAAAGAGACAGCTCTACTTATGGTAGATTCTATAGTCGATGGAGAGATTTTCATAGACTGAGATTATACGCCCGCGGTGAGCAGCCTGTTGGCAAATATAAGAATGAGTTGGCAATTGATGGCGACCTATCTTACCTTAACCTTGATTGGACTCCTGTGCCTGTCATCCCTAAGTTTGTTGACATTGTTGTTAACGGAATGAGTGACCGTATGTTCAAGGTCAAGGCTTATGCTCAAGATGCTATGTCGCAGTCTAACCGCAGCAAGTATCAAGACATGGTCGAGACTCAGATGGCGGGCAAGAAAGTACTTAGCATCATTCAGGAGAAGACGGGGTTTGACCCATTCATGATGAACCCTGATGACTTACCTCAGAACGATGAGGAGTTGTCATTGTATATGCAGTTGCATTACAAGCCTGCGATTGAGATTGCTGAGGAGGAGGCCATCAATACTATCCTTGAAGAGAATCACTACTATGATTTGCGTAAGAGATTTGACTACGACATTACCACCATTGGTATTGCTGTGGCAAAGCATGAGTTCTTGAAGGGCTCAGGCGTTGAGGTTTCTTATGTTGATCCTGCGAATGTTGTTCACAGTTATACTGAAGACCCATACTTCAAGGATTGTTTCTATTGGGGTGAGATTAAGACTATCCCTATTACTGAGTTGGTTAAGATTGACCCGAAGATTACTCCTGAGCAGATGGAGGAAATCTCTAAGTATAGCCAATCTTGGTATGACTATTTCAATGTAGCTCAGTTTTATCAGGACAATTTGTTCTATCGTGATACTTGTACTTTGATGTACTTCAATTATAAGACGACCAAGAAGATTGTCTATAAGAAGAAGAAGTTAGACACGGGTGGCGTTAAGGTAATTGAGAAGGATGATACTTTCAATCCTCCTGTAGAAAAGATGGAAGAGGGTAACTTCGAGAAGATTGAGAAGCGCATTGATGTATGGTACGATGGTATCATGGTGATGGGCACGAATATTATCTTGAAGTGGGAGATGATGAAGAACATGGTTCGTCCTAAGTCTACATCTCAGCATGCCATTCCTAACTACGTGGCTATTGCTCCTCGTATGTACAAGGGTAATATTGAGTCGTTGGTTCGCAGAATGATTCCATTCGCTGACTTGATTCAGATTACTCACTTGAAGTTGCAACAAGTTATTGCTCGTGTTGTACCTGATGGGGTATTCATTGACGCTGATGGATTGAACGAAGTTGACTTGGGTAATGGCGCAGCTTATACTCCTGAGGATGCTCTTCGTTTGTATTTCCAAACGGGTAGTGTTGTTGGACGTAGCTATACACAGGATGGTGAGTTTAATAATGCACGTGTTCCTATTCAAGAGCTGAACTCAAATTCAGGCGCAGGGAAGACGCAAATGTTGCTTGCCAACTATAACCATTACCTTGACATGATTCGCACCGTGACGGGGCTGAATGAGGCTCGTGATGGCAGTAGTCCTGACCCTGACTCATTGGTTGGCTTACAGAAGTTAGCGGCGCTTAATTCTAACACAGCGACTCGTCATATCCTTGATGGTAGCTTATTTATGTTCAGGTCTTTATCTGAGGCATTGACATATCGAGTATCTGACATTCTTGAGTATGCTGATTTTAAAGATGACTTTGCTAATAAGATTGGTAAGTACAATGTTTCTTTGTTGGATGAGATTAAGGACTTGTACATCTATGACTTCGGAATCTTTATTGAGGTATCTCCTGATGAAGAAGAAAAGGCCAAGTTGGAAGCCAATATTCAGATGGCATTGTCTAAGGGTGACATCAATCTTGAGGATGCCATTGACATTCGTGAGATTAAGAATCTTAAGCTAGCTAATCAGTTGTTGAAGGTGAAGCGTGTTCGTCTTCAGGAAAAGCGTGAGCAGATGGAGATGCAGAAGCAGGCGATGATGTCTCAGCAGCAGTTGAAGAGTCAGGAGCTTGCGGCTCAGACAGCGATGCAGAAGTTGCAAGCTGAGCTTCAGATGAAGCAGCAGATTATTGCTCTTGAGGCTCAGGCTGACATTAGTAGAATGAATGCCGAGGTAGAAGCTAAGCGCATGTTGATGGAGCAGGAGTTCCAATACAATATGCAGCTGAAGGGTGTTGATGCTGATATGATTCTTAAGCGTGAGGATAAGAAGGAGAAGGCTAAGGATGAGCGTATCAGTAAGCAAAACTCTCAGCAGTCTCAGTTGATTAATCAGCGCAAGAATAATTTACCGCCGTTGAACTTTGAATCTAGCGAAGACACTCTTGATGGCTTCAGCTTAGAAGCCTTCGGCCCAAAATAAAAAATAGTATTACCTTTGTAAAAAAAAAGTTATGGCTGATATTCAAGCGGGAACTATATTTACTGCGATTGCTCCTAATTCAAATATTGATAGAAGGTCTTCATTAGTAAATGAAAGAACATTGTCCTATACCATTGAGGATATTGCTGCTGCTGTAAGTGGCGATATTGACTTGAGTGATTATTTGACTATTTCTGAGGCTGCAG